CAGTAGTTCAACACCGACGTCCCGCGATGGCCAGACCTGCGGATGGCAGGTATCTCGTCTTTGAAAACCTGTCCGAGCCTCTTGAAGTACACTTTGTATGTGCGGCCCTTGTTCACCTTCTCGTGGGCCCTCACCCACTGCTCAGGCACTAAGCCAAGCTCACACAATACTGCTCCAATGTGCTCAACGACAGGGTTTTCAATGGCGCACCTGACAGTGTGGTTACACGTCGTGTCCCACGCACTGCCGTCGCCCTCCACAAACGTGTAGCCTCTGGCCTTCCGCTTGGCCAGAACTTTCATGGCCCCTAGTATCCGCTGCATCGCCACGCTTTTCGAGGCGTGCTTTATTGAGTGCTCCTCGTTGGTCTCGAATAATAATTCTTCGAAGCACTTGATAGAGGCGAGGGCCATTACCTGGCCCGCATCGCCGTCCGCGATGAGGAATCGTGGGGGCTTGCCCTCGGGCATGTCCTCCGCTTTGATTGAGGTCTTGAGGCGAAACTCTGGGTCAATCTCCCGTAACAAGCATTCTATAGCCGTCTGCATGCGCTCATCGCTCCACTTCTTTGACTTCCATTCATTCACATTGAAGTGTCTCCGGAACCATGCGTCGACCCTCGCCCTCTGGAAAATACCCTTGTGTCCTATCGCGTCGCTAACCATCCTCCCGACCTTCTTCTTGTCCGCGTCAGTCCACGTACATTTCTTGGCCTTCATTGTCAGTCGCCTGTCGATGGCTGCCTCGACGTTGTCGGCGGTGTTAGCATACACAAGGGGCTGTTTTGCGTTTGGTCCAGTTAGCACACCGACACGCTGCGCGTGGTCGGTGGCGGCGGAAGACGAAAAATTCTGGCCCAGTATGCACCAGACCTCCTGCTCTCCGACTTCTGTCCTCACGTACCGCCCATTCTCCTCTTTCATCACGATATCCTCATTTTCGTTCGGCCTTCGCGCTGCCCTCGCCCTCTCTGGTGGCCCATGTTCTTCGGGCAGGTCGTCACTCGCCAAAATGGCGTTCTCTGGTTCGACTCTGCCCTCAGGTGGGTCCAGTCCCGGCGGTAGTGGTGGTTCGTGCGGAGGGGCTTCTGGTGATGGCGGGGGGGCGGCAGGAGTTCCCCCTTCAGGCACGGCTGCGACTGTAGCTGCTTCTTCACCAGCCGGTGACGAATCCGCTATCGGTTCTTCGGAGCCGGACCGCCGGTAATACACCGTGCGCGCCATTGACTTCAGGCGCATTCGCACGATTGTCCCGAGGCCCCCCATCACCAGCGCTGTCTGAAACATAATCCATGCCTTCCCTCGGAAACTGCGTGCCCTCGTCCAGATATATCGCAACGAAAGAAGAATCGGTACGACGGAGCAGAGCCCCGCCCTTACCCATTCTTTCGGCACGCCGCCCCGTGTCTCGTAGGCGCCCATCGCCACACGAATCACGAGGTCCGGTCCCAGGTGCTTCATGGCCACATGTTCCAGGCTGCCCGTCCGCCAAAGTCCTTGCGCGTCCAGGTTGACGGCGGCGTAAAGTACGCTCTCTTTCGACTTTGCCATCAAATGCTGGCGCGCGGTCCCCATGAGTCGGCTGAACTCCTTCTCCGCGAACACAACTCGAGTCACCTCTATGTCCCCGCCGAGACAGAGTATCCAGTCCACCCAACCCTTGTCTCGCGACTCCCTCGTCTCCACCACCCATGCGCCCGCGCGTTCCCGCGCGGCGCGGCGACATTCAGCTGGTACCTCGTACGCAGCGAAAGGAGAGTGTGCCAATGCGGTTAACATCGGCGGTGTTACGATTACCTCCGAACAGAAGGGTGTTATATGTAGCCGACGCCGGGAACCCGACGCCCCCCGGAACACACCCGGGGAAAACCGTGACCGTCTCAAGCGG